CGGCACGAAGCCGTGCGGATTCGCACTCGTGCTCGCGATGAGTGGCGTCGAGTGCTCCCCGAGTTGTTGTCGCTCCGGGTGCTATCGGCCTTGGACCTCGGGGCGCTTGCGGCCTACTGCTGTGCGGTGGGACGTCACGACGAGCTGGTGCGAGTACTCGCACTCGATGGCCTGATGGTTGACGGAGCGCGTGGTGGAATGGTCAAGCATCCCGCCGTTGCCGTGCTGAACGCGACGGTCATCCAGATTAAGGCGCTCGGTGCCGAGCTGGCTTTGACGCCTGCGAGCCGCCTGCGGTTCTCCGACCTGCCCACCCCGTCGGGAGATGAGGACATGTTCAGCTGACGGAGGCCGTGACCGATGAGCGATGCCGCCGTCCTTGAAAAGCACAACGCCGCGCTCGCCGAACTGCTGCTCGTGCTTGACGAGTTGGGTTTGCCGGTCTTCCCCGGACTGACACCGGAGAATGAGTACAAGGGTCGCCACGCTTGGAGTTGGCGTCCGACCCGACAAGACGAGGAATGGACCGACCCGGGTTGGCGTGCGGTCATCTGGATTGAGCGGTTCTGCCCGCAGATCTCGGGTGATGTTGGTTCACCGCTGCGGTTGTTGCCGTTCCAGTTGGCGTTCGTTCTCGAGATTTTTGGGCGGGTGGATGAGGACGGCATCCGCGTCCACACCGCCGCCTTCCTGGAGTGGGCCAAGAAGAACGGAAAAACAACCCTGCTCGCGGCGGTCGCCCTGTATTGCTTGCTGGGCGATCCGGTCGACCCAATGCCCCGGGTCTACGTCGCCGCCGCTGCCGAAAAACAGACAGAAGAACTGTTCGAAGCTGTGAGGCTGATGCGGGAACACTCGCCCGCCATCAAGGCCCGCACCTACATGCGCGAGGCCCCAGGCCGGAAGCGCTGCATTCGACTCGACCGTCGAGGGTTCATCGCCTTCCTGACAGGCGCTGCTGCGACGCAAGACGGCATCAACCCATCGGTGGCAATTGTCGACGAGGTGCACCGGCACAAGAACCGTGAGATCTGGGAGATCCTCAAGCAGGGGCAATCGACCCGCGAACAGCCGCTGATCATCGGCATCACCACAGCTGGCGACGACGACGACAGCGAGGTCTACCGCGATTTGCACGGCCAGGCTGAGAAGATCCAGGACGGCACGCTGGTCTTGGAAAACTGGTACGTCGACGTCCGCAACCTCCCGCTCAAAGACAAGGCGGGTGAGCCGGTCGACTGGCGTCTGCCCCGCTATGCGCGGGTAGCAAATCCGGCTGCTGGAACTCGGGCAGAGATCCAAGCCGGGCTCGCGTTCAAGCGCCTCGACCTGATCCTCGCTGAGGTTGCCGAGGTCGAGCACCAGCCAAGCCGCGAGCGAGCAGTGCGGCGTCTCACGTTGGGGCAGCGAGTCACCCTCTCGGGTGGTTGGCTGCCGCTCCCCCGTTGGGATGAAGCGCCCAACCTGCAGGACTTGACGGGTCGTGTTGCGTTCTTGGGTTTGGACCTGTCGGCGAAGACTGACCTGACCGCAGCGGCGTTGCTGCTGCCAGATGACGACAGGTCGGGCGGCGATCTGTTGATCCGGGCGTGGATGCCTGGTGAGGATCTTGAGCGGCGAATGCAGCGCGACAACGCCCCGTTTGATCGTTGGGCCGACGAGGGTTGGTTGACGATTCAGGATGGGGCTCGCATCAACGGCGAGGCGCTGCTCGAAGACCTGTTGGAGTGGGTCAAGCCACATGACGTTGTTGCGGTAGGCGCTGACCCGCATCACGCGCAGGAACTGATCCGCAAACTTGAAGACCACGGCCTCGACGTGATCGAGGTCAGTCAAGCCGTCCGGAACCTGTCGGAAGCAACGAAGACCTTTGAGGCGATGGTGATGGAACGGGCCTTGCGTCACGACCGATCACCGCTGATGCGCTGGTGCTTGGGCAACGTGACGCTCCGGCACGGCGAGGGCGACACGGTCGCTCCCGACAAACGCCGGTCAACGGCTCGCATCGACTGCGTCGCTGCTGCGGTTAACGCCGTGGATGTCGGCATGGTGCGAGATGTCGAGGTTGCGGTGTCGGCCTATTCGTCGTCTCGTCTCGCTCACGCCTGAAACCTGGAGGGCCGCGATGATTGTTGTTGTCTGCGTTGCGGTCTCTGCCCTGGTCGCCATCTTGTGTGCTTTGGTGATGCGGCGCAGCGGCTGGCCTGGCGACATCGCCGGGAAGCCCGTCGTGGTTGCCCTGCTGGATGACACGTCGATCGAGGGCACTCTTGTCGGCTCCGTCGGCGGAGTGTTGGAGATTTCCCGTCCGATCTTGCTGACCGTCAAAGGCGGCGAGGTCCAGCGCACATCGATGACCGGCACCGTTTGGGTCGAGCCACACCGTCGGCTCTGGGTCCAGACGTGAGCCCAATTGTCAACAGCCCGTCCGGCCTGAAATCGACAAGCTCATCGATCCGACTGCCTAGCCAACGGCTGCATATCGCCGACGAGTGGCGGCCGAGCATCCGCGACATTTGGCGCACCCAGCGTTCTGTGCGTGCTGTAGTCGACCGGCAGGCGAACGACATCGCTCAGCTGCCGTGGCCCTGCCTGCAACGCTTCGACGACGGCACGAGACGACTCCGCGAGGGGCGACTCGTCACGGCGATAGACCGCCCCTACCCCGGCGTGTCGCGGATGTGGATGCGCCGCCAGTGGATCACTGATTTCTTGATTTTTGGCAACGGCTACTTGCTGGTCGAGGAGATCGGCGAGCGGCTGTGTCTGATTCACATCCCGGCGCCGCTGGTGACGCCGAAAGACGCGTCTCTGATTGCGGGGCCGCAACGCTTCACCATCACTTTCGAGTCCCGCGAGTACACCGTGGATGCGCGCCAGATCATCCACCTCGCTGAACCTGGTGACGACAAGACGCCATGGATTGGCGTCTCAAAGCTGGAAGCAGCACGGGACATCCTCGCCGAAGACTTCCAGTCGGTGAAGGCTCGCACCGAGCTGGCGCAACGAGGCCTCCGGACTGGGCAGGTGATCACCCGCCCGCAGAACATCGCATGGGACCGCGACCCAGCAAAGGCCGCGGAGGTTCGCAAGATCTTCCTTGAGGACCTGGCGGCTTTCTACGACCAGCACGCTGGTCGGCCGCTTCTGTTGGAGGACGGCATGGCCATGGCGGCCGCCCCACACGTTTCGGCAGCCGACATGGAAATGCTGCAGGTCCGCCAGTTGACCGCTGCCGAAATAACGACGCTGTTTGGGATGGCCGCCGAGATGGGTGCGGCGGACGCCAAAGGGGCAATGACCGAGGCGCTGCGCCTGGCCTATTTTCAGGACACCGTCGCAGCGCTGGCAGTCCAAGTGCGTTGCGCGTTTGACGCCCACTTGCTGGACCCTGATCGCGGTTGGTTCGGCGCCGAAGGCCTTGACATGTCCGTCGAGCCGAACTTCCGAGCGAAGCTCTACGGCTCTCCAGAGAAGCAGATTGAGGCGATTGGCAAGTCGACCGGCGTGCCGGTCATGACTGTTGTCGAAGGGCGCGACTTGCTCGGCCTCGAACCCCTGCCCGATGACGTGGTTGACGCGTTCTCGGTGCCAGTGCAGCCGCTCAACATCGCATATGGCGGCCAGTTCCCGGCCGGTCAGACCCGCATGCCTGGCCAAGTTGTCGACCCGCTTGATGGCCGGCAGACCGCCACGGCATCAACGTCAACGTCGATGTTGCTGGCGGCGAAGGACCAGACCCAGCGGATCACCTCTGTCCTGGAGGCGCACCGCTCCAAGATCGCAGCCCTGCTCGCCGGTGGAGTCATCACGTCAGACCCCGACCTCGGGATTGATCGGATCGAAGTCGATGCGAGCCTCGCAGCGAAACTCACACCACTTGCGCTCGCGGTCGCACTGCGCGCCGCCCGCGCCGAAGGCAAAGCGTCAGAGACTGACCTGATCGCCCTTGCCGCGGGCCTTGCTGCCGGGACCGCAACGGGGTTCACGGGCCGTCTCCTGAAGACGGCAAGGACAGTCCTCGACGCGGCGAAAGACCCAGGCGCGGTTCCCCTCGACGAGGTCAGGGCCGCCGTCGAGGTCTCCGACGTGGCGTTGCAAGCCGAAGGCCTCGCTCAGGATGCCCGCCTTGAAGGGGCCGAAACCGGAGCGATCAGCGCCGGGAAG